ATTAACTCCTTATCTTTAATATAGGTATATTATACTACAGTATAGAGCGTTTGTACACCTTTTTTTGAAAAATAGTATATAGTTTTTATACGTATTTTTTATATAGAACGAGTTTCTTATAACTATTTGATCTTAGAAAAGTTACGTTCTTTGATGAATTCTATCTTAGATCTGAACTTATTCTCTAGAATATCGCCTTTGTGTGATATGATAAACACGTTTGTACCATCTTCTAAGGTATTTAGTATCTTTGTGAGATTTTCTATTCCGTCATGATCAAGTGAAGAATCAAATGTTTCGTCAAGAACTAGTAAGTTAGTTGAAGCTGAGTTCTTCATTTTAGCGATCTGCCTCCATGTAAATAGCAAAGCTAAATCGATTCTTTGTTTTTCGCCTTCACTAAAAGAAGCATAGTTAAATGCATCACGATGACGTGATCTAATAGTCTCATTAAAGCTTTCGTCTAAATGAAATGCAACAAAAAAGTCAAGTACTTGCAAATACTGATTAATAAGTCTATTCATAACAGGCAAATATTGCTTTATTACTTTAGTCTTAATACCGGTATCCTTTAACATCTCTCCAATAACTTCGTTGTATGTTCTTTCTTCAACGTATTCTAATTTCTTTTCAGTAATAGAATCTTTGCCGTCTCTTAGGCTTGCCAACTCATCCTTAGCGCTTTTGATATCACCGGAGGATTGAAGCAAATGACTAATCTCTTTTTGAATTTTTTCAATCTCTTTCTGCATTAAATTGATTTTATCGTTGTTCGAGTTAATATGTCTTTGCTTAGCTACTAGCTCTTTCATACTGTTTTGGCATTTTAGTAATTGCTTTGATGTTAAGGCATTATCATTAGATAACTCTTTCATGCCTTCTTGTATATTAGCCGCAGTAGCTTTTATATCATTTAATCTATTGTCTTTAATTTTACTGTCAATGTCTTGATCGCACGTGGGACATATTTCGTTTTCTTCGAAAAACTTAGCCTGACTTACTAGATCCTTTATTTTAGATCTAAACACTTTATCTTCAGATTTAATATCTGATACTTTTTGAGATAAACCTTCGTATGTTTGGTTTTCTAATTCTGTTAATGCATCTAGGTTTTTGCCGAGGACTCCCGATTCAGTCACTAATGTTTTAACATCTTCTTCATAGGCTTCTATAGAATTCTCTTTAGCAGCAATCATATCTTTATTGATTGCTTGTAGATCTTTAATATATTTAGATTGTGTGTCCATCTTAGCTTTATACAAATCTAATGAGTGATTAATTTCAGTAAGTTCTTCTTTAATCTTAGAATTACGCTCTTTTAGAAGCGTGTTCATCTTACTAAAGATATTAATATCCAATAAATCTTCAATGACTGACCTACGCGACCATGCGGGTAATTGCATAAATGGAATAAATGAGCTACTTCCCAGTACCACAACCTGATGAAATGATTTGTGATTAAGCTTTAGGATATTCTGCTCTAAGAATTTCTGATAGTCTCTAGCATTACTGGCTTGATTAATCATATTGCCGTTTTGATATATTTCAAACTTTGATGGTCTAATTCCTCGCAATATCCTGAATTCAGAACTTCCAATACCAAACTCAACCTCTACTATAGTTCCCTTTTTATTAATACTATTGATCATTTGATCTTTCTTAATATCACGATGCGGTTTACCAAACAACCCAAATGAAAGCGCATCTAGCATAGTAGATTTACCTGCACCGTTCGAGCCAACAATAAGTGTTGATGGAGTTCTGTCTAATTGTACTTTAATTGTATCATTACCAGTCGAAAGAAAATTCTTCCATGAAACCGATTTAAAATTTATCATACTACCTCTAAGTTCTGCGCTTCGGTATAAAGCTTTCTCAATTCAATTTTCAGATGATCTTTATCTAGGTCAGTGTCAACTGCTTCAACATATGAATCTAACAATTCAGTTGTATCTTCTAAGGACACTTTTTCATCTTCAACACTTTCGCCTAGATACTCTTCAAAGCTTTCAGCAATCTTAAGTTCAAAGGTTTCTATATTTTGTAAACTATCTACAAACTTATCAAACATGTATAGATCTGTCTTGTTTAGTACTATAAGCTTAATAAATTTGTGCTTACACGCATCAAAATCAAAATTGCTATAGTCATTACTGACGTCATCATATATAATCTTTTTAAATATTGTAATAGGATTACGAACTGCGGTAACTTCACGTGTCTCAGTATCTAATACGTGAAAGAACTTTGGATCATCTACATCAGCCCAAGTAAATTCGAACTGTGAACCTAAATAATCTACGTTTCCTTGAGATGACCTAGTATGAAAATGTCCTGACATTACTCTTTCGAATCGTGAGAATATTTCAGCATTCATTCCGTGGGGATTTGTGATACCTGCCATCATTTCAAATCCGGCAAGTTCTAAGTGAGCACCAAGTATAGGAGCTTTGCAATTTAAAGCAAAGTCTACATACTCTTTATAGTTTGAATTATTAATCCATGGGATAACTGCAACTCCTAGACCATCATAGTCTAACACAGTTGGTTTCATTATAATATTAACGTTGGATGTGAAATAACCGAGAAGTTCCTTAAGTGAACATAATTCGTTCGTATTCTTGAAATATACGTCGTGGTTCCCAGGAATAATGTCCATTGTGATCCCCATATCACGCATAGGCTCAAGAAAATGCTTACGATTTGCATGGAGGGCTTTAAAGTTGACGAACTTTCTGTGCTCATAATAATCTCCTAGGTGTAAGATAGTACTAATACCATGCTCTTTAAGATATGGAAAAAATACTTCTTTATAGAATCTTGCTTGATAATCTAAAAAGATGTCAGATGAGTTTCTAACACCGCAGTGTGTGTCATTCAATATTGCTACTTTCATATTATACCATAAATAGTTCTAGTTTTTCTTTCTCTTTTTCGATCTTAGCAAACTCTTTAATTTTTTCATCTTTAGTTCTAATCTGATCGATTCGTTGTCTTAGTGTATCTACATACTCCATAGTTTGTTGCGCACCAGCCTCGTCCATTCCCATTTGAGCAAAATCTTCTATACCCATTCTTTCGATAAATCTAAACTTAATATCTTGTTGTTTTTTCTCTTTAGTAATACGTCTTATAAATGCAAAGAAGCATATTTGTGTAAAGTATGAGAATGCATTTGGATTACCGGTTCTAGTGGCTGTTTCGATCTTATAGTTATTAATTGCTCTTAGACAGTTTTCGACACCATCCATTACCATTTCTTCTCTATAAGTGTACCGAACAAAGTTCGGTCTGTGAGACAGGCCTTCTGATATTTTCATAAAGCATGTGGCTACGTAGTCTGTAACTTTAGGGATTGGTTTTTCAGCATCTTTAGCCGCATGTACTGATTTAACATATTCGACCACAGCTAGCGAAAAGTCCCTATTGTTCACATAATGTGGCTTAGCCTTTGGTTTAATTTTTTTAGTCATAGTAATCTCCTGATGATAGTATATTATAACACAGTATGCACGCAATGTACATATATATTTGCTTTAAATTAATTTAGTTTATTTGCATAAAAAGGTGTACAAATCATCAAAAGCATGATATAATATAAGAGTCCACTTGAGGCCAGGGGTATACTAATGTATTGTTTTAGTCTCTGGTTCATCAAATTCGTACTGTTCTTGTGTATTGTCTTCAAAGTCATTATAATCATATGTGTCAATAGTTTGTTTTATTTCATCTTGACAAGAGTACTTAATGTACGACTCTTTCGTTTCAGTAACTACTTCGGTATGGTTAATTACAAATCGTTTCATAACCTTAAACACTTTCTTATCAGAGAATGGGAACCAATCATTAAAAGTCCATATACCGGCAGGTGAAACCTGCACGGCCGCAGGCCGTTCAACAATAAAAGCGTGTTCAGTTGAGCTTTGAACATAGCAAATAATGTCCTCGCCGTTGGTAAGTTTAAAATGTCTGATGTCTACGTTTTTCATTGATTCCATTTATATATTTATATCATGAATTTTATAGTCAAATTTCTCTCGACTGTATATTCTGATTCTCTCAGCGGCATGTTCTAGTGTATAATTCTTCTTGGCTTTCCAATGCAAGTCATCAGCAATATCAAACACCTTAGTATCTATACCGTCATCAGACTTTCTTAATCCTCTTCCGATACTTTGAAGAACCCTAATTTGAGACTTACTTGGTGAAGCAAATATAATATTGTGTAGACGCTTAATATTAATACCTGTAGAAAAAGTGCCCATGCTAGCGACAATAATCGCGTCGTTCTGCTTCTCTGTAATCGCTCGTATCTCTTCCCTCGTATCCACGTCGGTCTCACCTGAGACATAAAACAACCTCCTCGTATTTCTTGGCAATGCTTCAAACTTTTCCTGCAACATATTGTGTAACGGTTTTCCGTGCTTCTCAACAAATTGAAACAGTATTAATGTATTTCCATCTTGATCCATTGCTAAATTAGATATAAAATTATTTCTAGGCCCGTATTTAACAATAAAGTCTATCTCATCTTGATACTTCATTTTAGATACCAGTCTACAATGTTCATCGCTATACTTTAGAAGTAATACAAAAATATCAAGCTGCGATAAGGACTTCTCCTCAATTAACTTTTTAGTAGTTGTTACTTTATGTACAGGTCCAAACAATCCTTCCAGTACTAGTTGATGTGTTTGTGTTCCATCTAATGTTCCTGTAGTACCCATTCTGTATTGCGCGTTAACACATTTTTCCAGTATCGCAGTAAGCGACTTGGCTTTAAAATTATGAGCTTCGTCACCAATAACCATACCGTAGTCTTCGAACCATGGGGTCTGCATCTTATATATTGATTGCCACGTTGTTATAATGACCCGATGCTTTAGGTTGTACTTCTCCTTACCAGAATATATTTTATGACAATTAGCTTCAACCTCCCAATCATCAGTTTTTGAATAATCACCAAAATCTGAATACATTTGCTCTACTAGAGACGTTGTAGGAACAATCAGCAATACACTACCGTCGTACATCTCTAAATAGTATCTAACTGCTAAATATATGATTAAACTTTTGCCAGATGCTGTTGGACTTAATAGTAAAGATCCTCTTTCGGTTAGCGCATGTGAGAGCGCATCTAATTGGTAATCCCTAGGTGTTATACTATCTCCGTTAGCTGTGAGCACTATAGTTTTTAACAAGCTTTCTATATCGTGCAATTCCTCAGTGTCAGGCCTACCAAACATTGAGTTATCTTCTACTATCAGTTCGTATGACCTAGCATCCGCGAATTCTTTTAAATATTTAAATAAGCCACCGTATATTTGTTTTTTGCGTAGATCGTATAGTCGTATCTTACCATCCCACATACGGTTCTTATAAGAAGGCATAAATTTATAACCGGGAACATAAAAACAGAAGTGTTCTGTCAACTCCATTTCTATCCCAGGTTCAGTCAATATGCTGAGAAATACCTCGTTCTTTTTCTTAACGACTAATTTTTCCATTACATTCCGCTTGTGAACTTATTCCACTCGATGATGTTTTTAATAGTCTGATGTCTCCACTTTATGTTATCTAATATTTCTTTTAAAGTATCTACTAGCTCTTGTGTGTAGTGCATTTTAGCTTGATGTGCTTGGATTATTGGATCAGCGTCATACCATTTATCCATATCTCCCTTCAATACAGTAAGACCATTTAGTGGATCATAAGACCAGCCTTTGGCATCCATCTCAACCTGAGTCAGCTTGCCATTATAGTGCATAAATTTTTCTTTTAATAAGACTTTAAACTCTAGGTCTAATTTTTTAAATCTTAGTTTGTTTACAGAATATAGTTCTAAGTACTTCGAGTGAAGTTTTGCGGCATCTCTGGCCGATTGATCTAATTGAAGTTCATCGATGACGGAATCTTTTTTCCACATCTCAAGGATTGTTTCTAGGTTGTTCATAATATCTCCATAGTATAGAATTATTTATATCACCACTGATATATTATTTTATATCAAATGCCTAATATGATATATTACTTTATATCAAAGTATGTATATTTTAGTGTTACGTCAGCTTGCAAATATTCGATATCAGTTTGCTGTGTAGAAAATTCAACAGCTGATAGATTGGTAGGAAAGCAGTCTTTAAACGTAATTTCTTTAGTTACATTATTGTGACTGCTTAATATTGATAATGTCGCATCAGACTTAAAACTCTCACCCTTTTGGATTATGTTATGCATCCAATTATACATCTCTATATAATTTTCCATATCCTCAGTCACATTAAACCTGATAGCCAAATCCCCAAAACCAATACGGTCTCCGGTCATTGCCAAGTTTGATCCTTTATATGGATTAGGCGCTTCTCCTAAGGTTAAATCTGGTAAAGTCACCGCAGTACAAAAATACTCAACATTTGAATATTGAGTAGAATCGATCTTAAACTGAAACCCAGTCGGACTTAAAAAGTTTTTATTTGCTGTAGTCATATATCTATTTATACCAATCTAAAAGCTGAGTGCTAACTATTTTTCGTTAACAAACTCATATAGTTCTTTTGCGACTAAAATCACATCCGCGGCTTTGAGCTGCCTTGCAGGTATAGCCTTCTTATCATCTTCATTGCTATCATTATAAGCATGAACCTGATCGATTTTTCTGTGAATATTACCCTCAAGTATTCCTTGAGCTTGGTTTAGTAAGTCGGCTCGAATTTCGAACCCTGATTTTCCATTTGACATATTTGTCTCCGTGTGTGTGTTGTCCGACATTGGACAATATTATTTATACGAGATAAAAGTGCCATCCTTGGCCGACTTACTCCTATATTTTACTTGGCTTCTGTCTCTTCAACGCCAGTTTTATCAGCAACACTTTTAATTGTACCAGATACAACATCTAAAGTGCCAGTAGTAACTCCAGCGACGTCTGATGCAACACCACCGACAATGTTCTTAGTGCCATCAATTACTGAGTCGACAGTATTACAGCCAACCAACAAAACTACTGTCATTAATGCAAAAATCTTATACATGATAATCTCCTATCACGTAATTCCGAGGGTGGTTTCCTACCCCACTAATTGCAGAGCGTACCACTTGATACGCCGA